CTACTTTTTTAGTTTCTTTTTTTACTTTTTTAGGTGGTGCAACGACAACTTCTGGTTCATGCACTTCTACCTCTTTAGTTTCTTTTTTTGCCATGATATAATAAAATTAAATAGTTAAAGGTTGTAGGGCGCCGAAGCGCCCTTTAACCTTAAAATGATTATGCTCCTTTGAAGATTACAAAGTTATTAGCAGCTTGTACAACTAAACATCTTTCTGACAAGAAGTTTACTGTCATAGCATCTAAATCACTTGTGAAAGCTCCACCAACAGAACCAGTCAACCAAGACTTCATACGTCTGTCATCAGCTTGAGAAGCGCGATAACGTACGTGTAAAAATGGACGACGGATGTTAGTTCCAAGGATTTGATCATAAACTGTTGCAGTACCTGCTGGAATTAATACTCCTTCAATAGAAGCAGGTCCAGTTTGACCACCACGAGTAGAGGCGTCATTCAGATATTTCCAATCAGTTTTATAAAAATCATAAGAACCTCTGCGGAAACCGCTGAACCCAAGATTCAATGCCATTTCTTCAGAGTTTTCAAATAATCCAAAAGCAGTACCACCTGATCCACCAGCTGAAATTGATGCTAACATGTCATCAAATTCTAGGTTAGTGTTGCGATTTAAGAAAAGCATGTTTTCTTCAATAGCACCTTGAGTATCTAGGTTACGTAGAATATCATCAAAGTCACCAATACCTGTAGCAGCTGAAAAACCAACTTGAGTGTTACCACGACCTTCAATTGCAGCAAACAAACCTTCTGTACCATCTACTCCAGCAATAGCTGAACCAGCGGCAACTTGCTCACCTTCAACAACTGACATTTCTAGGTAATCTTCAAAACGTAGTCTTGTTTCAGACTCAGCTTTTAGATACCATAGATATCCAGATGTTCCATCTTCTGTAGCAACTTCTACCCAACCGATCTGAGCTGTGTCAGAACCATTGATTGAATAAGAGCTACGAATAATGATAGGTTTGTTAGAGAATTGACTGAAAGCTGGTGTGATAGTTTGAATTGGATAATCATTACCAACTACACCAAGTGCACCTGCTCCAGCGATTGTAGTGTTAGTTCCTTTTGGATATTCAGAACCATATACAAATACTTTTACATTACCAACAAGTCCTTCAGTAGCTAAAGTAGCAGAACCGTAAGGAAGTACAGTAATAATAAAAGTACCAGTGTTTGAATCAGTGACAAGACACTTAGCTTCGTTACCAAAATCGTCCATAACAACAACAGTTTGCTGTGGAGATATTACGTTAGAAATATCTGCAGCACCCCCTGGGTTTACGTTGATAGTGGTAGTTGTAGGCATAGTACAATCGTCATATGCTACGTGTAGTCTATTTTGCTCAGACCAGATGACTTGATCAGAAGTCATTGGGAGCTCAGCCCCAACCATACGTAAAAAGCCAGAAAGCGTACGGTTACCGTATCGCTCTACTTCAGCTTCGTATAGTTCAGGTAGATATTGCTGCGCAAAGTTTCCTCCTGCAGCACCATCGAAAGTTAGATAGTTACTTGCTAGCGTTTGTTGCAGCTGCGAAGGTACTATCGTTCCAAATTGTGGAGTTAAAGCCATTATTTAAAAGTTTTAATTAGTTAAATTTTTTAGTTTTTACTTTTAGTTTAGACGAATCCAAACCACTAATTGATCTTACTTTTAAACCATTTATAAAGACGTTTCCGTCGGCAACTTGCCGTGGCTTGTCACTACTTAGATTTTTAGAAGAGTCAACGACACCTTTAATGCCATCAGCTTTTCCTTGTTCGTAAAAATGATTAGCGATCTTATCCGCATTCATTGCAGCATAAAGCGCTTTATGGTAACCAGATGGATCAGTAACGTTCCCTTGATCATCAATAAATTTATTAATAAAATTATTAATGTTAGTTTGCGATTCACCAACTTGCTTTGGATTTTGAATTTTATATCTAAACTTTTTTTCGCCTAAACTGAAATCAAAACCTTTGAATTCATTGCTAAAAAGTTCTTGTGTTTTATTTTTAAAATCCTCCTGCTGTTTACCAGCTACTTCTTGCTGCTCATTATATCGATTGAAAAAGTCCAAAGCTTGTTGCTGTTCTTGAGTAACACCAGGTCTCAACTTGATTTCCTGGTAATATTTATCTTTCATAGCATCAAGCTCTTTACGGGCTTTTGCAACTTCTTCTTTGAAAGCCAATTGTTTCTTTTTTATGTCTCTTGGCTCGTCAATTTCTTCATCATATTTAAATTTATCTTCCATCAGAAAATTAATTTCTTCTGAGTTAAGATGAGGTTTAGAAGCTTTGTAAAACTCTGTTATTAAAGCTTGATCATCTATTTTAGAATAATCATGATTTAGTCTTACATAGTCTTCTATTGTACCACCTGTTTCATTCATAAAATCTACAAGTGATTGTATATTTTCAGGTAATGGTTTACCTTGTTTAACCGTTTCTTTTACAGCATCTTCAGCTTTTTCGTAGAGCTCCATTGTTTTTTCATCAAGCTCATCTTCAGTTATTTCTTGTATTGGACTGTCTAGTTTTTCTTCGGTGCTCCGTACTTCTTCAGCCACTTTTTCGCTGTCGCCACTGTCTTTGGGCTCTTCGATAGCAACATCGCTATCATTTGTCTCTTGTGTTTGAACGGCATCTTCTTCTTTTATTTCAACCTTAATAGGTTCTTCTGACTGTACGTTAGGATCTTTTGTAAGATCAACTTTAACAGGTTCGTTAGTTTGTTCTGTAAATTTTTTAGGTTTTGATTTTACTTTAAAATCACCTTCTTGTTTGACCTCTACGGCCGCGTTTTCTTCTGACATAATATAATATAATTAAATAATTAAAAAAATTATTTAGGTCCAAAGGCTTCTAAGCCAAAGTCACCTAAACTATCATTAGTAGATTCAAAATCAATAGGCGTTCCATCGTTTTGCCTTTGTTGAATCATCTGCGATTGCTGAGTACCTTCCATACGTACTCTTTTATCTTTACGATCTTCTATTTCAGCTTCTTTTGTTGTTTCTGCTTTAGTTCTAGTTTGAGCTAATTGCATGTTGTAATCAAACTCTTTAGCCATTAATATCTGCTTAATTTGAGACTCAGCTTCCATTCGTTGTATTTCAAATTGAGACTTAGCTTGTTCAACTTGCATTTTTTGCTCATTTATAATTTGTTGTTTTTGAGTTTCAGCCATAGCTGTCTCTTGAGCTAATTTAGCATTAGCAGCTGCTTGAGCTTGTATATTAGCTTGTTGAGCTTGTTGATCTCTTTCAGCTTTTAATCTACGTTTTTGTTTTAGCATTTGATTTGCTAATTTTAAATTGCGTATTTGTCTAAGATCAATAGCATCTTCTAAATCAATACCACCAGACTGCAATGCTACTTGTATATTTTGTTCTAACTGAGCTTTAGCTTCTTCGTCTGGCTCTAAGTCTAGAAAAATACCAAAGTCATGCAAATTTAAATGTGCAATTTCTTTTAAAGTTTCAACATTATAAGTAGATATGCTTTCTTTTAAAGCTTTAGCTGTTAAAGGATATTTTAATACTTCATTTATTTTTTTAGAAATGTTTTCACACAATCTCAAAGTTAAAAACAAACTAGCATTATTAATATGTTTTGTAGCTATATTTGATTGTTGAGCTGCTATTTTTTGTAAACCGACCAACGTATCTTTGTCAGGTAAAGTTCCATCACGAGCTTCATTTAAGCCCGTCACATCCCTTATCATTTGTATATAATAGTTGTATGTATTTACTAATGAACCTATTTTAGCTTGACCAGCAGATGTTGATAGTTCTTGAACAGGTACTTTACCAGCATTCATACCGCCATCTTGCGTAAGTGATCTACCTACAACTGAACCAGTTTGAAAATACATATTCAAGGCTTCAGCTGGATTATAGTTCGTACCATTACCCAAATCAACTTCAGCTAAACCGTCCATATCTAAAAATACACCATCAGGTACCATGCGCGAAATGACTTGTTGTAGTTTTAAATGTGTTAATTGAACCATATCTGCAAAACCCATAGTCTTAGTAATAAGTGATTCAATTCTACCTTTATACATACGAGGAGCACATATAGCGTAGTTCATTTCTACTTTTGTGGTATCAGCCATAGGTCTTGTCATGTTTTCTGACATTTCCCATTTTAACATAGTATCTGTACCTAAAATTTTAACACCTTCAAATAAAACTTCTACGCTTCTAGATATTCTATTAAAATTATCATTTTCAGGTGGATTAAAAGTATCAGGTTTTTCTAATATTTTTTCTAAACCTTGATCTGTTTCTTTTAACTTAAATACTTGATCCATATAAGTTTTATAATCAAAATATAAAACTTGAACAGTGTTTTCATCATATGCACCCCAACCATATATATAGTTATTATTACTATATGATTTTTGTATTTTTTCTAATTCAGCGTTAGATATGTGTGGAAATTGTTTTTTTATTTCACTTACAGTAAGTGCTTTAACTTCACCTACATAATATAAATCTTCAAAGTTAGGATCTTCCGTATAAGAATAAACCATGTAAGAAGGATCTACATAATCTAAAGTTATACCGTTACTTACGTTAAAATTAGTTTTAGCAGCAGCAATACCTAAAACAACTAAATCTTCATTTAATCTACGTTTTAATAAATCGTATTTATTTGTAGCTAAAACTTGAGTTATTGCTTCTTCTTCTGCTATTTCTATTGATTGCTTATAACTAAGTTGCAAATGCAACTCCATTTCTTCAATAGTTTTTGGTAACTCCTCAATAGGTATGTTTGTTTTAGATATATTCCTACCAGTTGTTTGATATACTTTTTGAATTATTTTTTGACCAAAAACATCTTTAGCTAAACCAGTTGCATAATTAGTTCTTCGTTTTATTGACTCAGGATCTTGCGCGTATGCCTTTATATCGTAGTCTTTATTTGATATACCATTAACTAGTATATCAACAAACTTAGATAATATAGGTACTGGTTTCCAGTCTAAATTAAGATAAGACAAATCACCATTAATAGATAATTCATCTTTATATTTTTGTACAGGTTGTTCACCTCTAGCGTATAATCTACGAGTATGATAGTTATTAAACGTAGTTAAATATCTATTACCATTAGTTCTACCCTGTGCAAACCATTCAGATTGTATAGCATCAGCAACTTGCTTACCATATTCTAAACTCATCTTTTCCTCCAAAGGTACTACCTGATTAGGAAATGCACTGTTGGCATTGTAGTTTATTTTCATTTACTTTATAATTTTTGAAACAACTCCTGTGTTATCATATCTTTTTATACCTAAATCATAACTTTTAACAGTCAACTTAGGAACTGGTTTATATCTATGTTTGTTGCAAGCCATTAAAGCTAGGCCAGAACTAATAGAAGCATCATGCTTTGTTCTATTGTTTATATTAAACTTTGCCCAGTCGTTAAGCGTTCGTTGAA